TCGAATACTCGAGCGACATCGAGGATGCGAAGTCCGCACTCCTCCGTGAGCTCATGATCTTGGAGTTAAGTCAATGACAATCGAACAACTCGAAGGACAGCGCCAGTCTACAATTGCTGCCGCCAAGGAAGTCCTCATCAACGGCGGAGACATGGCCGAAGCCAATCGCCTCCACGCATCTGCAAAGTCTCTCTCTGAGCGCATCGACATGCTCAAGGAGTTCGGCAACGTTCCTGCTCCTGTCGCATCCGAAGCGCCAAAGTCTGAGCCATGGAAGTCTGGCGGATGCACTCGCAACCCATTCCCGGGAACCCGTGACGAAGCAAACTTCAAGGCCTACGCTTTTGGACAGTGGGTTCGTGGTACGGTCCTCGGAAATGCTTCCGCAGCCAAGTGGTGCAACGAGCATGGCGTCAAGTCGCAGACCGAAGGCTCAGACGGTTCCGGTGGATACACAGTCCCTGATATCGTTTCGTCCAGCCTGATCTGGCTTCGCAACGAGTACGGTGTAGCGCGTCGCTTCTCCCGCATCTATCCGATGACGTCTGACACTTTGAACGTGCCGAATGCATCGACATCGACGACCACGTATTACCCTGGTGAAGCAACGGCCATCACCGCCAGTGACGTCACCTTCAGCCAAGTACAGCTGCTGGCGAAGAAACTCGCGATTCTGACCATCGTCTCCAAAGAGTTGAACGAAGACACGGTCATCGACTTTGGTGCGATGCTGGCGCAGGATTTCGCGTATGGCTTGGCACAGTCTGAGGATGCTGCTGCATTCCAGGGCGACGGCACGAGCACCTATGGTTCCATCACTGGAATCATGCCACGCATCAAGGCACTCTCTGGAACATTCTCCAGCATCGCCTCGATGGTCGTTGGTGCTGCTGGTAGTAACACTGCACTCTCGAGCTTTACTCTGGCGAACTTCCAGAGCATGGTCGCGAAGCTTCAGCCATATGCCACGCAACCACGCTGGTACATGCACAAGCAGGTGTTTTACAACGGTGTCGCAGACAAGTTGATTGCACTCTCTGGAAACTCGATCCTGGACATTCAGAACGCCTATGGTCCTGAACCAACCCTGTTCGGTATACCGATCTCGTTTGTTCAGAACATGCCATCGGGTGTAGCTGCATCTCGTACCATGGCAGTCCTCGGAGATCTCTCCAAGGGTGTCGCGTTCGGTGATCGTCGTGGCGTATCGGTCGAAGTCTCCGACCAGGTCAAGTTCATCGAGGATGCGTTGACCTTCAAGGCAACCGAGCGCTATGCGTTCAACTGCTTCGATGTCGGAAACGTCGATGCAACTGTTGGAAACCAGGTTCCTGGCTCCATCATCGTTCTCCAGTGCGCTGCCGCTGCATAATCGCTTAGGCACTCAGTCAAGGGGAGCGGGATACCATTCCCGTTCCCTTTTTGTTTTTAGGATGTAAACCATGCCACTCACTAGGACTCAAGCACTGGACCGTCTCGCTTGGATGGTTGCCAGCGATCAATATCCTTTTCTCGACAGCACCGCGCTACAGCAGCTCGTGGACGATCACGCTCGCTGGGCTGTCTGGTCTGCATCCACAGCATTCGTCGTCGGCGACATCATCATCCCGACCGTTGCGAATGGTCGACTCTACCAGTGCGTCATTGCAGGGACATCGAGCGCCACTGAGCCACAGTTCCCGCAGTGGACCAGGACACTTGGCTATTCTGTCAATGACGGAAGTGGTGACCTCTTGTGGCAGGACATCGGACCAGCCAACATCGAGCGCTATGACATCCGCACAGCTGCGCGACAGGGCTGGATTCGCAAAGCGTCCAGCATCACGCACCTCATCGACGTCAAGGATGGTCAGGTCGATGCGAAGATGGCCGTGCTCCGTGAGCATTGTCTCGACCAGGCGAAGCGCTTCTCACCGATGGTGTTCGTATGATTCCAGCAGCTTATTCCACAGCGCTCAAGAACGCGATCCAGGCGTATTCCTACGCTGATCGTGTCGCGATCTGGCGAACAGTCAATCAATCGGATGGCATCGGTGGCGTGTCACAGCACTGGATACAGGTCGCTGAGATCCGTGGCACCATAAGCAACACCGGCGATACCGAAGGCGTGGTCGGTGGCATGATCGAGCAGTCTGGCACATGGACCCTGACGTGCTCGCCTGACATCGAAGTGCGAGCAGATGACAGGATATACACATCCGGCAATCCGCAGGCGCTATCGCCATACTACGAGTGCATCGGCAGTGACTACGGCCACACGAACGCAGTCAGTCAAACCATCGGACTTCGCGCCAGGACAAACGGCTAAGTGTATCCACTGCGTGGTGCAAGCTTGGACTCCATCGCACCATGATATGAGTGAAGTTATTGATGGGGTGTATGTATGAGTCCTGAGATGTGGGTCCAAATCGGTATACAGGCGTTTATTACGACGATGTCAATCGGTGCCGCTTGGGTCGCACTACAGGTCAGGCTGACGCGTCTGGAGACTCAGGTGGCACACATCATCTCGACGCTCGATGGACAGCAGCAGGAAGTGCGCCGCATCGAACAGCGACTCGGTAAACTCGAGAATAAGGTCAGCGCTTTGGAGGCGATCATACAAAGATGAACAGCATTTCAATTAAACGTTTAGTGGTCGTTGTGATCGTGGCATTCGTAGCTGCATTTACCTCGGTATTTGGTGATGGCGTCCGCACATCCGAAGCACACGACCTCAGCGAGCTCGGCGCAGTGCTGGCACTCTACGGCTCGAAGGCGGTAGCGGCTGGTGTCTCCGCTGCGGTGAGTTCCGTGCTGGCGTTCCTCACGATGCCGTTCAAGGGTACCGGAATCAATGCGCTGAAGGTGGGAAAATGAACCTGCAAAACTTCCGCATTGAAAAGGAACCAGCACCGTCAACAGACTGGCGTGTTTACGGTGATATCTACGATAACGCTAACAATCTTATCGGTACATTTGGTCAGGATGGAACGAGCGTCAATGTCTGGTGGGTTACTCAAGACGAATCGTTTCAATATGGGATTGTTAGTCAATTTGCTATTGTAATGGCTCAACAAATTGCTAGTGGAGATGCCGAATAATGGCTACTTATTACGTTCGCACAGATGGTAATAATGGAAACGCAGGGACTGGGCCAGCGACGAATCAGGCGTGGCAAACGGTAACGTATGCCCTTGCAAATGCCACGCTTACATCTGGTGTAAACACAATCTATATTGCACCGGGTGTCTACCGAGAAACGCCCACAGTTACGGTTACGCCATCAAGCACACAGACTCTTGAAATTGTAGGAGACCCTACTGCAAGTCAATTTAGCGGACTAAATACTGGACCTATACGCATTACAAATTACACGAATGATAATACAAATCCGAGTAGTGCAATTGTTTTTACCTGCGCGAAAACATACGTGACTCTTAGGAATATTTCTTTTGTTATGTATGGATACGCTAACTTTACAAATGCTGAATACATAACGATTGATAAATGTGTAATGGAATCAATTGTTGGTTCAGGACAGTTTACAATGCGTCTTGTTGCAAATGGAACTACACCAATAAATGCAACAATAACAAGGTCCATTTTTATTGGTACGTTTGTATTAAATATATGTGGTCCAACGGGAGGGACTGCATTTAATTTCAATACGTCCATTTCAGATTGTTTATTTATGGGCAATCGTACAATCTTGATTGATTCCAGTTCGTCACAGTTTACTGGGACTGGAGGCAATGGAATAACCGTCTACAACTCTACTTTCTATTGTGTAGAAGGTATTGGGTTATTTACAACAAATACTTCTAATACGTCAACGATTAGAAACTGCAACTTCATAGGGAATGGAGTTTCTTCTGTTGGTATAACTGGAACTTCAGCAAGTTACACGTCTAACTTTAATAGATTTAGTACTAATGTCTCAACTGCTGGAGGCACTATTGGGGCTAATAGTCAAGTTGGTACTACAGGTATAGACTGGTCTAGTAGCCTTACGCAATTTGATTTACCAATATCGATATTTGCTCCGGGTGCAGATAGTCCATTGATAGGCGCAGGAACATCAACAGGCGCACCAGTAACAGATATTTATTCCGATGCGTGGACATCAGGGACAGATGTGGGAGCATTTGCACGTACTTCACTATCTGGAACATCGTTCTACTTTCCAACGGAGCGGAACGCATCCGCCATCACAATCGCTCCCGGCTCCACCTCGCAAAGCATCGAACTCTACCTCGGTGCTACAGGGCTAACCTTTTCAACGACTGGTCTAGCGGCATACTACGTAAGGAATCAAAGCTCTCCGGTGGCTATAACGCTGGTAACGCAGACACCTACTGGCGCGTGGACTTCTGGTGGCTTTGCTGAGATAGACTCCTCGCTCGTGCCGGGCGTGTATCGCTTGGATGTGCCTAACGCAGCTTTCGCCGCTGGCGCATCAGATGTCACGATCGTGGTCAGAGGTGCAAGCGGTACTAACGGAGCAGTCTTGACCGTTACACTTTCAAGTGGTGGATTGACGGCAGCGCAGACAGCCGCAGCGGTCTGGGATGAGCCATACACATCGCACGTAACAGCATCTACGTTTGGAGCACGAACACTAAAGACAACGGTCGACAATCGTCCTGCAGATGTCGGGACATCGTTCCACATCCA